CCTGTTTTTTTGTCTTTAACAAACACTTTAAACTTCTTAACATCACCTCTACTAGGTTTGTTTAGTTTAACTGTTCTACCCTGATATTTAGCCATTATTTCTTTTTAGGTTTATATTTCTTTATTGCCTGACTGATAAAGATATTCTTGTATAAAGATACCCCTTTACCAAACTTACGATCTGCTTGTGATTTAGCAGACTTATAAGCCTTAGTTTTTTTATTAAAAGATTTAACCTTACCTAATGCTTTAGGTCGTTTCTTTTCAAATATTTCTTTTTTCTTTTTTGCCATATTGACCTTTAATTAGTGTTTACTTGGCAACCCCAAGCGTGTACATAATAATCATTATGTTTAGTAACTTTTCCAGTCATTTTTCCGCTATCGTCATAAATATTTACATACTGTATTATATTTTTAATCTCCATAGCTTCGTATAACTCACTACAAGTTTTATCGATAGGTACTGTGTAAACAAGAGTACCAATACTTAAATATAGTATTAATAGATACTCCATTAATCAATAAATGGTAAAGGTTGATCGTTCATAGACTCACTTGGACTATCCATTTGACCTAACATATTCTTCCCTAAGAATATTTGCATTGTAACATTACCCTTTTCAGCGGACTGCCATTGTAGCTGTCTAAGACGCATTTTTCCCTTTGATCTCCCTTTTGTCAGAAAAACCGAATAACTCTTCTCTATTAGGTCTGCACTACAGCCATAAAACTCGGCTATTTCTTTGTTTGTGCAATGATATGACGCTAATTTAGTGACTTCGTCTGTGTCAATTTTATATTTTTTTGGTCTTGCCATTGTTCTTCCTCTTTCAAACTGTTTGTATCAGTACCTCTTTCGAGTAGTTTTGCTGTTTGTCCTGTAAAGTCCTCCCAGCGTTTTATAATTACATCGCAATACTTAGGGTCTAATTCTAATCCGTAAAAATTGCGTTTAGTCTTTTCACAAGCAATAAGTGTCGATCCTGAACCTGAAAAATAATCAATAACTATATTTTCTTGCCTTGTAGAGTTTTTAATTGCTCTTTGTGATAATTCTACAGGTTTTTGTGTAGGGTGTTGGTATTTGCTATCTTTTTTAATTTGCCATAAATCTGATTCATTTTTAATTGATGCATCTATAAATCCGTCAAATAAAATAAATTCGTGTTGATGTCTATAACCTCTACCTAAACCAAACACATTCTTAGCCCATACAATACAGGCTTTAGGTTTTAGTTTTGTTTGCAATATTCCATAAAAAGCCCAATTACAACAAATATAATATGTATTAATTTTAGATTTTAACATTACATCTAAAAACTTATCAATAAAGCTGTTAAATTCTTCTGTTTTTAAATTATCATTTTTTATAACATCAAATTTGCCACTTCTACCATTAAATGCAACATTATAAGGTGGATCAGTAAAAACCATATCAGCTTTTTGATTATCCATAAGTTTAGCAACATCAGCTTCACTTGTGGAATCACCACATAATAATCTATGATTACCTAACTGCCATAACTCGCCTAGTTTAACTTTAGGCTCTACATCTTCAGGTACAGCGTCCTCATCTGTTAATCCGTCTTGCTCTACAAAGAGTAATTTATCTAATTCTTTTTCATCAAACCCTGTCAATGCAAGGTCTATATCCATCTTATCAATATCTTGCACCTCAATCTTTAACATATCATCATCCCATAAAGCGTCTTGGTTGGCTCTGTTATCTAATAAACGATATGCTTTAATCTGTGCGTCTGTGAGTCCTGTTGCTATCTGTACAGGAACTTTATCTAAGCCTAACTTCTGTGCGGCTTGATAGCGTGTGTGTCCTACTACTATCACCATATCTTGGTCCACAACTATTGGCTGTTGCCACCCAAACTCTTTAATGCTTGAAGCTACCTTATCAATCGCTTGTTTCTTACGAGGATTATTGGCGTAAGGTATTAAGTCTTTAAGTTTAAGTTGTTTAATTTCCATCTAAAATAATCAGGGTTGTTTTTTTCAATCTCAGTATAGTGTGTTGCCATACTATTGACAACATCTTCTTCACACTTGCCCTCTAGTTGTCTTACATAGTAAATAGCGTGTAATAATTCGTGTTTTACAAGGTCTATAGCTATTGAACCGCCTTGCTCTATAATATCTTTATCTAAGTATATCCGCATTGAACGAGAATGAAACGAGCCTTGTTGCTCTGCACATTCTTCTGAAATTTCACTTGGTATTTGTTCTAATGTAATGCGATAATGCGACAGTCTTATAAATTCAGGCAATTCAACCTTTTTAGTCATTTATTTATTTTTTTTCTTTTTCTTTTTCTTCATTGGTGGTCTACCTACTTTAGAACCATAAGTACCTTTACCTTTTGGCATAAAAACTCCCTCTTTTCAATGATTTAACTTATATACAAATACACGAATGGTATTCTACTAAGTTATAACATTTACTGTTTACAAAAGTCAACAACTTTGGTCAAAAAACTTTTGTGCTTCGTCAATAGCTTCTCTAAATCTCTTACCAAGATACACTCGGTCTACTTGATGAATGGTAGCTGTTTCTTTTATGGTGTAATCTTCTACACAAATATTATACACCAATCCAAATGATTTATCACCAAGCCAAGTATGTAAGCGTGATAATTTATAGATAGCGTCTATCCGGTCAGTAGCCATATCGTTCCAACCGGTTATATCGCCTATTTTATTAAAGTTAGAAGTATAACTACCTATGCGGCTTTTCTCCCATAATCTGCGAACTCTTAACGCTGTGTAATATTGTTGGATATTTACAACTTTTTTTGAACGCAATATATCCAAAGAACTCTCAGATATATTAATCATTACGACTTTGCCTTGTCCTTTGGCTTTTTCTTCCTTAGTACCGATAAACTTAGGCTTAATGTTTCTGCGATCTTCTTTCTTTAAATCTTCCATACACCAAGTGTACTGTATTCGTTCTTATTTTTCTATTTAATTTTATTGCCATTGCGTTTACTAAACTTAAGGTATTGTTTTCCATCAGAATATTCTATCTCCGCCCAAGTCTCCGCAACCATTCTAAAACCTTGCGGCACTTTATCAGGGTAAGTTTCTCTAAAGTATTCGTCTGAGGATTTTACAGGTAACTTAACCACTGTATCATCATCTTCCCATCTTTCTTGTGATAGGTAGGTTGAAAAATGCGGAATAAACTCAGGACTAGATGCCTTATCAACAATTTTATTATATTTTTCAATAAGGGTGTCAGAGTCTATCTTGTTCTTAATCTTATTATATTTCTGTATAGCTACTTTCTTACTCCCTCTCTTAGCTTTTAACTTACCCCATACATACATAAAATCATCTACATTCTTATCATTCATTCTAGTTAGTTTATTCTGTTTGTTATCGGTTGGCGTATCGGTTGGCGTATCTTGATACTCGTCATAATGGCAGATTGTAATGACATTTGGTGTATCACTTGGTGTATCGTTTGGTGTGTCGCTTAGAATTGTACCTTTGTCCTTTAATCTATTTAAATAGCGTTGCACTTTAGCCCTGTTCCAATTAAAGGCTTTAGCCATATAACTTATCGAACAGCATAATTGACCACGCTTTAATTTTATAGTCTGTCCTTTGATATCAAAATCTCTTTCCTTAAAACTTGCTTCAAGTAATATCCAAATGAAAGCACCGATCTCGCAAAGCGATCTATCTTTCTTTTGTAAACTTGGGTGATTTAATATTGCCCTATTGATCTTTATATATCCTTGCATAAGTCTTAGCCCTTTCTTCGAGTTGTTTTATTACAACTTCATTATTAACTTTCTTACAAGGTGACATTATTACTAAATCTTTCGCATATGTAAAAGGATTAATATTAAATAATGCATAAAAACTTTGCTCCCCAATATCGGTCTGCATTTTATGGTATTGGTGAATAAAGGGTAATGTGTAATAATCACTCGGCTTTAAACCTGTACCACCATCACTTAGTATTCTTATATGACACGCTTGGCTTGGTTCTTGATTAGATATGTAGCAAGGTAGTGATCTAATGTAGTTTAAATGTTTAACAGATCGAATAATATTTTTCATAAAAATAGTAGGGTAGCTAAAATGAAAGGGCGAATTTTCGGAGGTCAGCTACCCTGTAACCTTTATAAACTCCCAAAAAACAAAGTCAATATTAGGTGTTTACAAGATATCAATAATTGTTAATATAAACCTATTAATTAAATGAAAGGCGAATAAAATGTTTAAGCAAAAAGATAATACTACATTAAAATTTTCTAGTAATACTGTTAAAGGATTTTTACAGATTGCTGAAATGTTAAAATCAAATGATGTCAAAGAATATAAAAATAGAAAGTTTTATTCTATTAAAATAAATGATGTTGATAAATATTTGACTGCAAGATCAGTTGAGATTTTATTAGATTTAAAAAAAGAACACATTTAATAACAAAGGGGGCGAAAGCCCCCTTAGAAAGGGCGTAACAATGATGACACTACCAAGCAACATACAAGGCAAAATTAAAAATCTAAAATACGAAAAAAAATCGTATCAAGAAATGTTAAACAATCCTAAAGAGTTTCCTGTAGGTGTATTAAAAGGCAAAATAGAAACAAGCTATGAGTTAGCAAAAAGAAAGATTGACCAAATTAATAATGAAATAGTATTATTAAAACAATATAAATAGAAAGGGCAAAATCAATGATGACTAAAAGTGAAGAAGAAAGATTAATTAAAACACATAAGAAGTTTAAGTATAGAGTTAATGACAATCATATAGAAAACTTTCAAAGATGGTATCGTTGGAATAATGATGAAAAGAAAGAAATGAATCTAAAACCATATACTGAAACAGAAGCAAAATTAGTTTGGGAAGAAACTATATTTCCTAACTTTGATATAGAGGGAACAGGAGCAGATTATGAGTAGAGTAGTATTAACCAAAAAAATGTTAGAAATAATAGAGCAAGGTATGATCGATAGAGGTACTATTGTAAATGATGAGTTAGCGTTTGATGACGCACCTAATAAAAAAAAATTAGAAAAAGAATTAGAAATCTGTCAAAAAGTTGATGACTGGATTTATGCAATAAGACAGAAACGAGGTTATAATGAGAAGTAAAGTTTACTATGATCCTATGTATGAGATTGAACAACATAAGGAACAAAGAACAGTAAAACAATATTTACAATTTTTTAATTTAATAACTAAACTGATAAGGAGTTTATAATGCACCCTAAAGATCCAAGACAACACGGGTGGAAGTATAAATCATTTAATTATAATGATATACAACACGCAGAAGTAAAAGCTGATCTAAACTTTATTACCAAAGTAACAGGTGGTAAGGAAAAGATCATAGTTAAAAACTTAATTAATCAAGAAAGAAAGAGGTTAGAAAATGAACAGGGCGATCATAATATTAATACTGCTTAGTCTTACCGCTTGTGCCAGTACCCCTATAATCGACAGTAGAGGTGGATCAGGCAACATAGCTCACGATGCAGAAAGGCAACACGATGACTTATATACTTGTTTAGCCATAGCTGATGATAATACCAATGATTTATTAGAAGCTACTAAAAAAGGCTATAATTGGGTGCTTAGACCTAGAACATTATGGTTGATGCCTGAGTTAAAAGATAAGAAAAAAGAAATCGTAGAGAACTGTATGACAGGGAGAGGACATCAGATATTAATATGGAATTAACTATAGATAAAACTACCGAGCATATACGCTATGTATGTGTGGAGTGTAAAGAAGCCTGTAAACAAGATTATATAAACGAGAAAAGTGTATGTCGAGATTGTGATAATGCTTTTTGCGAGTTAGGAGAAATAGATGTTTAAACACGGATATATCTTAAAAGAGTACAAATTCACTAGGCGGCAATATAAAGCATTTATTAAGTGGATTAATGGTGAAGAATTAGATAGTTTTGATAAAGGCGGTCTAAAGGGTGCTAAACAAAAAATAAAAGAGGGCGATAAAAATGAATAATTACTTTACTCCTTTTGGGAGATTAATGATGGCTATAATTATTATACTTATAGTTGTAATAACAATGGTGCTGATATGAGTGTATTAATAAATTATAGACATTCACCAAGCAGTTTAAACTCGATTAGAAATGCACCACAACAATTTGTAGCAAATAAAGTGTTTGGTATTAGGTCTAAAGCTAATGATAAAATGAAGCGTGGCACTATAGCTGAGTATGCGTGTAGATTCTTACTAGCTAAAGATCCAAGCGATAAACACCTAATGAATTATATTTCTAAGTGGTGGGCTAGAGAGCAAGGTGAAGATGATAAAAACATTCAATGGATTTTTGATTGTGCTAAATTGTTTACACAAGGCTTAGAAGAACGACAGCTTAAACGACCTGAAATTTATCAAGAAGCATTTACCGGTAAACTACCTTTTTTAAATTATAATTGTATGGGTTATGGTGATTTTACTTATGTCAATAGTGGTGAGCCATATCTTACAGTAGACTTAAAAAGTACAGGTCAAATGCCTCGAGAATATAAGAACGATAATTACTTACAACAATGCTTTTATTATGGTTTATCAGGTAAAAAAAGACGATTTGCTCTTTTATATGCTACCAATAAGAAGTATAGTTATTTCGAAATATCGAAAGAAGAATTAGAAAAAGGGTGGAAAATTGTGCAATACAATATGAAGCATTTAGAACGCTTAGATACATTGTGCAAAACCAAAAAAGATTGGGTTGAGATGTTTCCATATCCTGACACTAATAGTTTCTACTTTAATGATAGTGGAGATTACAACGAAAAAATAAAACAACTATATGAGGAGATAATATGAGTGAAACAATAAAATGCGAAATAACAAATGTGAAAATGTTTGATAATAGGGCATCTGTATCTATAAAAACTATGGGTGAATTGCCAACAGATTTAGAAAATTCTAAATCTTATTCTGACCAATATGGACTACAATATTCTCAATTTTTAAATGATGGTGATTTACCACCATATGTAAAAGTTGGGACTAAAATAGCTATTCCTTATTATGTTAATAAAAATGGTTATATGGCTTTAAGTCAGTATGATGAGGTTAAAGTGTTAGAAGAAGCTAATGTTGTAGATAAAATTAAAGATGCTTTTCCTGATGCTACACTAGAAAACATACCTGATGGATTAGATGAGTTAGAAAAAGAAACTGACTTTCCTTATGGTGCTAATGAAAAAAAACCAAATGGAACAGATAATGGGGTTAAACAACGCTTTGATTCTGATGAATATGGTATATCTCTTAGAGAAGATATTAGCCCAGAAAAATATGCATTTGCAGAATTATATTTGAATGAATATGAACAAATAGGCAAAATAGTAAAACCTGATTTTGACCTTAGAAAATTAGATGAAAGAAACTTTAAAGATATTATTACAGGTTGTAAAATAGCTATGACAAATAAGTTTGGTAATTAGAAAGGTTTATGAGAGGTTAGTTATTCCCCCCAGTTAGATTCGCTAACCTCTCGCCCATTGTGAAAAAATTAACAATAATATCATTAGGTGCAGGTGTTCAATCGACCACTATGGCTTTGATGGCGGCTAAAGGATTAATTGAACCTTATCCTGACGCTTGTATTTTTGCAGATACTCAAGCTGAACCTGATGCGGTAACAGAACATTTGGAATGGTTAAAGACTGAATTACCATTTCCTATTTATGTAGTAAGCAAGGGCAATTTAAGAGAAGATACTCTTAATGCATTAAAACCTGATGGCAATAAATTTGTTACTATTCCAGTGTTTTCTAAAAACCCACACACAGGTAAAAAAAGCCTATTAATGCGGCAATGTACCAATGATTATAAGATACAAGTTATAAAAAAGAAAATAAGAGATTTGCTAGGTTTAGTAAAATATCAAAGAGTTAAAAAAGATACTGTAGTCGAGCAATGGATAGGAATTTCAATGGACGAAATTAGCAGAATGAAACCTGCTAGAGATAAATGGATTACCAATAGACACCCTTTAATTGAAATGCGAATGACTAGGAAAGATTGTAAAGATTGGTTATTTGAAAATTATCCGCAAATAAACACCCCACGATCAGCGTGTACTTTTTGTCCATTTAGAAACAAAGCTGATTGGATAGATTTAAAAAAGAATAAGAAAGAATGGCAAGAAGTTGTTGAATTTGATAAATTAATTAGAGATGGTGGCAATAAAACAGAAGATAAAATATTTTTACATTCTAGCTGCAAACCAATAGATGAGGTTGATTTTGATGAAAAAGAAGATCAATATGATATGTTTAATAATGAATGTGAGGGTATGTGCGGAGTTTAATTGAAACTTTAATAGATGTTGGATCAGGATTAATATTGGCAACATTAATTCAACTTTTGGTATTTCCTTTATTTGGATTACACCCTACTATTAAAGATAGTTTTGCTATTGCACTTATTTTTACAACAATATCAATTTTTAGGTCGTGGTTTTGGCGATTAATATTTAAGAGGTATTTATGAATACACTACAAGAATTAAATGAACTAAAAGAAGAAACTCGTATTCTTAGCAAGAACGCTAGGGACGCTAAAGCAGGTGTAGATTCTTTATTACGACAGCGTGAAAGATTAAAGGCTAGGCTATTTAATAAGCATAGATTTAATGCAACTGTTAAAGACGCTGAAATGAAAGGTAAAGCTGATACTGAGTTAGCTGAATTTGATAAACTACTTGATGCCGCAGAACTTGAATTAAGTGATAAGTGGTCAGAGTACGAAACCCATAAGATCCATATTGAATTATTACGAGGTTACAATTCCACTAAGAGGGCGGAGTTACAACAGGGCATATGATAGATAATGAATTAAAAGTTATTAAAGTTTTAAATCAGGGAATGTTTAAGCTAAGTCCGTTGAAGTTAAAATCAGATGACCAATACTCTTTCAATGACGCTTATAATAAAAACATCATAGCAGAACTAAAGCACCGCCAATTTGTCTTAGGAACTTATCCTGATTATATGTTGGAGAAAGATAAGTATATGAGATTAATGGATATAGCCTGTTCAACTCGCAGGGTTGCGTATTATGTTAATTCATTCGACTCGGGTGAAATTGTTGGGTGGTCTTTGCAAGGTTTACATAGACAAGGTGGGTTAAATTGGGAAAAGAGATTGTGTCCTAAAACTACTGAATTTAGTGACAATGATAAAATAGAAAAAACTGTAGCTTTTTTAAGCCTAGATCACGCCTCATTATGGGGTAATTTGCCTAAATCGATTTAAAGCCCTCTAATAGGCTTATACAAGCCTTTTTACCTCACAGATACTTGGTAATAAACCTACTCTTTATATAGCCCTATATGAGCCTTATATGGCGTTCTAATTATGGAACATTAGAGCAACATTAGTAAAAAAAAGTAAAAAAAAGTGAAAATAATGTTTTATTTGTTTGCAGATATTAACAAATGTTGATATGGTTATTACATAAACAAACGAAAGGCGAATAAAATGTTTCAACCAATAAATAACTTAATTAGAGAAGATAAGCCTCAATATCTGAAAGTAGAAAAAAAATTCAAAATACCTACTTATGATGTATTGAAAAAGCAAGATCGTACTGATCTGATTCATATTATCGAATGTATTAAATTCGATTTAATTACTGAGCAGAAAAGAATGGGATTGCTTAAAGAAGAAATAGTTAAATTAAGAAAGGGCAAATAAAATGATTAACGAAAATAAAAAAGTAAATTGGGTATGCGAAATTGTTAGTGGTATCACAGGCAATAGAATTACCAAAGACGATATCGAAGCAGTTGATGATGTTACTGCGGAAAAACTTTTAACAAAAAAATGGAAAAAAGTTAGACCACATTTAACTGCACACGTTATTTGGGAACAATCTGAATTAGCGTGGAATAATAAAGAGCATTATATAAATGTTATGGAATCAGTTTATTATGAAGCTATAGTATCTGAAAATTCAATAGCAGGTAAAAGATAATGGAAGCACTATTATATTATTTCTTACTACCATTTCTAGGATTACTTATTGTAGTCCTAGCGGTGTTATATATTAAAATGTTTAAAGATGAGTTTGGGGAGTTATAAAATGATAATTACTAAAAACGAAAAGGATTTTCTATCTTATACATATTTAGAAATGCTGGGTGATGATACACAACTATTTAAATATCATCATAGAAAAAGATTAGATGATTATTTTGGATCTGATTATTCTAATAGAAAAGTTAGATTGACTTATCGATTAATTGATTGTTTATATGTTATTATTCGATCACATTCTGCACCAGATGTAGTACAAGATAAAATTTATTTAAATGAAAAACAGTTTGATGATTTAGCAAATAAGATAAAAAAATATTTAGATGTTAATTAATCGTTAATTCGTGGCTCTTGGTTGAGAAGTTCTTAGCCAAGAGTTCTCGATCTTCTATTTCTCGATATTCATAAAAACAATCTATATTAACTTTCTCCGCATAGATGTTGTCTTTGTTATCTTTAATTAAGCGTTCTAAATTTATAGTCCGTTCTAAGGTAGGGTAATAATCTAACACTTGGTATTGAGCTACGACTTCATTTAAGATTGTAATCGTTAAAAGGGATTCAACTAAAGTAAAAATATTTGCAGGGTGATGTAATACCACCTTTATCTTTTTCATTTTTTCTTACTTAAATAATCAGCCCCACGCAATCCGTATATTGCCGAGCATATACCAATAAATAATCCTTGATACCAAAAAGGTAGATTAGAAAATTTATCAAAAAACATATCTATCTTAGCTTGTATGTTTGGATCATCTGAGAAAACTGACCATATTAAAAGTAAGACAGGCATTGATATTAAAATTAAAACAAACTCGTCTTTATATCCGTTGTTATTGTCTTGTCTTACAATCTTCTCCAGTTCTATTTCTCCATTAGCCATCTTCTGCGTATGCAATAATTCAGCTTCAGATAATAATATCTTTTGTTTTTGTCTGTTGGCAAATACTGATGCACCTGTCTTTAAAACTGTTGGTAGTAATGATAACCACATTATTTTATATTCCTTATAAGTGTTGAAAGTTCATAGGCTCTAGCAGGTGTTTGTTTAGCCCATCTACTGTCTATCATTTCATCTGCGGCTTTGTTGTAATCTTCTTCCTGTAAGCCTTCTATAAACTTTATAAATTTCTTTAATCTTGGCAATCCTAATTGAAATGCCATTTCTATTAATACTGATTCAACCATAGGATCATATGGTATAT